AGTGTAGCGATAAACAAAACTCCAAAAGGGAGCTTAAAAAGAAAATGCCCTTGAACCAATTTGGCTCAAGGACAAGTCACTTCAAAGTTTAAATGAAATTAACCAGATTAACCTAGCGCAGCAGTCTCGATAGACATTTGACGATCAGATTGGCCAGCAATAGCAGCAACTTGAGAATCAGTTAATGCAGTTCCAGACTTAATCTGAACTGAATCTATAGAACAAGGTAGAGAACTACCAGTTACGGATCCACCAAAAGCAAGAGCACCCAATGCGAAGTTTCTATTCGAAGCCATCTTCATGAGATTTCTATTTTGGTTTAATAATTCTCCACACTTAACGCCGTCAACAAAAAGCTTCAGGTCATATGTCGAGCCGTTGTAACTCCAAGTCATTGCAAGATGCGTCCATTCACCTGCAACAAGTGGTTTGCTACTGATACCCTTTGGAGAACCAGTCCACAAGTCCCACAAAATTGTTTTAAATTCTATGTTACCGGAGCCATCTTTAGATATCGCAAGACGGAACTCGTTATTCGAATCTGCTGCGTTACCTGCTATGTATTTCCAACCAGTCCAACTTGTGCTATCAGGATTGAACCACATAGAAAGAGTCATTTCTTCCTCAGTTCTTGTGCCGTCGACATTAAAGTCAACGATACCATCTGTGTCTAGGGACACCAAAGTAACAGAAGCATTAGCTGGTTTTACAAACACATTGTTTGTAATCAATGCACCATTACTGAGGTTGTTAGAAGCTGATGTTAGTTCTTCGATAAAAGTTCCAGCAATGACGTTTCCGCCGCCGCTTTGTTCCTCTTCATAAGCAGCTGCATCGGCTACAGACCAACCTCGTGTCCCGCTATTATACATAGCCAAGATTTGAGCGTCGGATAGTGTTGCATCATCAACCCACTCCATGAAGTCAAATTGCCCATTACCTTTATAGCTTACAGAACCGTTGTAATTCTCAGCACCTATGTAGTGCTTAGTTCCAGTAGCGATCCCAGCGTAAGCTCTAATTCTCTTAGAAGAAGAGTTTCCGGTTTTGGTGTAGACTTCTTGACCGTCAATAAACAACTTTACAGTCATAGATTTAGAGCTGGTAGAAGTGTAAGCGATATCCGTTTCAACAGTAACTAAGGCATGGTGCCACTCATTGAGAGTTAGCGGTGTTGACAAAGTGACCCCATTTGCTCCACCGATTGGAGTTGAAATGTGGAGAAGCGAAGAACTAAACATTCTTAGTCCAAAGTCAACTTGCGATGGATAATGTTGATCCGAATATAGTCCCATCTGAGATTGTTCTGGATTGAACCACATTGAGAACACTGCTGTTGTTGCAGTTGTGCTCGGAGCAACCATTCCAGACTTCTTGTAGTAAGAAGGAGTCACAGCAGATGTCGAAAGAACGCCATCAGTGACTGTTCCTCCTCCAAACATTGTAAACTCTTCCAAGAATGTTCCAACGCCGGTTGGAGTAGACGATGAACCGCCTTCCTCTGGGACGACGAACGACTCGTTTGCCAACAACCAAGCCAATGAGCCATTAGACATAATGGTTAACATCTTGTTTTCATCGCTAGATGTATAGATAGGCACTTCTTCAATGTCGTGCAATTTTGTGGCTCTGTCGATACCGGCGATCTGAGGAGTGGATCCTTGATATTTTTCGGTAGAAAAGAAAGAAACATTGAGAGTCTCTTCGGAACCTGTAAGCGACTTGAGATAGTAGCTTTGGTAGGTGTTGTTGAATTGATATTGTGGATCTAGAGAATTCCACGTGTAAATAGTTGTCCACGCTGAGCCATCGAAACCGTGAATGGAGACATTCTTTCCTCTAAAGACAACAGAGATTTCACCGGAGTGAGTCACTGGTGTCGAGAAAGAGTTCTCCACAGACGGATCAGATAGATAAGCAGTCAACTTTAGCATTTTTTGCTTTTTCATTTTTGATACTCCTTAGTTATCTTGTAATCCAAACTAGGTTTCCGCTGTTATCAACAGATAAAACCTTCCCAGCGTCTGATGAAGCGAATGTGGGCATGTCACTAACATCAGCAATCGCCGATGGTGCCGGCGCAACGGCTTGAACTAGAGAGTCTTCCATGAAAACTCCACGCATTTGCTCCTCTTGTCCTGAATTGGACTTGAAGAAGACTTCTGAATAAGTTGTGAAAGGAACGAAGACGACTTTATCGTCAGCAGTTGTTGTGCCAACCAAAACCCAGTTAGCTCCTTCTTTTCCGTAGACTTCGATTTCAGCAAAGCCAATGCAAATCATTGTGTTTTGATTCGCAGCTGGAGATACCCCTTCGGATGCTCCATCCGGTGCGGACACACCAGCAGTATATTTTGTAACAGACATTCTAAATCCTCCATAGAAATGTGTCTTAATAAAAAAAGGGCCTCAAAGTTTCCAATGAGGCCCAAGGTTAATACCTCTAGGGCATTATGAACAGGCTAATCAGAAGATTAGAACATGTACATAACTCCACCTTTCTTAGCGAACATAACAGAAGTTCCACCGTGAAGAACAACTTCACCGTCACCACCATCACCGTCGATAGACTCACCAGAACCAGCAGCAAACGTTACAGAAGAAGAACCTTCAGCAACCTTAACCATGATGTAGTGGCTTTCGGCCATTGTTGGAATAGTGAAAGTCTTCGCAGAAGATGCGTTAACTACGTAATGAGTAGCAGTACCCATTGCAGCAGAAGCTTCAGTCAAGTAGTTAATTCCGATCTTACCAGCGTTGATTTCTCCAATAGAAGCAGTCAATGCATTATCAGCAGCGATAGAAGCAACTTCATTAGCGTCAACATCAGCTTGGATTGCAGCTTCAGCAGCAATACGAAGAGTCTGTTCAGCAGCAGCGGCAGCAATTCCAGCAGCTTCATTAGCATCAACATCAGCTTGGATTGCAGCTTCTGCTCCAATACGAAGAGTCTGTTCAGCAGAAGCAGCAGCAATTCTTGCAGCCTCTTCAGAAACGATTGCAGCAGCATTTACAGCTTCAGCAGCCATTGCACGTGCCGTCTCGATAGAGATAGAGGCGTCCAAAACAGCTTCAGCAGCTAATGCACGAGCTTGTTCATCATCAACTGAAGTTTGAAGCGCTGTGTCAGCAGCAGCAAATTCAGAACGGATAGCAGCACGATCAGTGTCACCATACAATTCGTTTGCGTCTACGTCAGCTTGTAATGTAGTGATAGAAGATACGATAGAAGTATCAGCTAATTCATAAGCAGCAACAAGTTCAACCAATGTGTCCAAATCTACAGTAGATCCAGCCATCAAAGCATCCATCTGGCCTTGCAAGTTTGCATCACCAGCAACACGAAGTGCAGCTTCAGAAGCATCAGCAGCAGCAAATTCAGAACGCACAGCAGCACGATCAGATGTAGCAGCAGCAAAAGATGCAACAGATGCAACTTCATTAGCATCAACGTCGGCTTGGATTGCATTTTCAGCACCAATACGAAGAAGTTGCTCTGCAGCAGCAGCAGCTTGAGAAGCAACTAATGCAGAAGCATCAGCAGCAGCAAATTCAGAACGAACCAAAGCACGATCAGTTCCTGCAGCAGTAAAAGATGCGTCAGCATCAGCTTCATTTTGATCTACATCAGCTTGGATAGCATTACGAGCAACCAAAGAAAGGTTAGCTTCGAATGCATCAGCAGACATTCTGTTTGTAACTTCAGCAGCAAGAGCAGCGTCATTAGACACTTCATAAGCAGCTTCTTTAGCTACTTGAGCAGCAAGATTAGAAGTCAACGTTGAGTCAGCAGCAGCACGAGCAGCAGATTCAGCAGCTTCACGAGTGTCAGTGTAAGCTTTAGCATCAACTAAAGTCGCAGCGTCACCAGCAGCACGGTCAAGAAGCTCTTGAGCCAAGTTAGTGGTCAAAACACCTTCAGCAGCAGTTGCGCGAACAGCTTCTGCATCAATGTTTCCTTGAAGAACACCATCCGCAGCGATGCGAGCAGTTTGTTCTGCCAAGTCAGCAGCAGCGAATTCAGAACGTACAGCGGCACGGTCAGTTGTAGCAGTTCCATCAGCAGCAATTCTTGCAGCTTCTTCAGAAACCAAGTTAGATGCATTAAGAGCTTCAGCAGCAGTTGCACGAGCAAGCTCAGTTGCATCAGCAGCGGCGAACTCAGAACGGATAGCAGCACGATCAGATGTAGCAGCTACGAAAGATGCGTCAGCATCAGCTTCATTACCATCAACATCAGCTTGAAGAGCAACGATAGAAGCAATAATGCCAGTATCAGACAACTCGTAAGCAGTTACTAATTCAAGCAATGTGTCCAAATCAACACTAGAACCAGCCAACAATGTGTCGAATTGGTCTTGCAATGCTTGGTCGCCTGCAGCACGAGCAGCAGTTAAAAGAGCATCAGCAGCAGCAAATTCAGAACGAATTGCAGCTTCTTGACCCAATGCACGAACTTCTTCAGCACCGATTGCAGCAGCATTTGCAACTTCAGCAGCACGAGCGATAACCGCTTCGGCAGCAAGATTGAATGCAGCTTCTGCTTTAGCGTCAGCTTCTGCTTGATCAGCATATGCTTCCATAGAAGCTTGAAGAGCAGTGTCGGCAGCAGCGAATTCAGAACGAACTGCGCCACGGTCAGTAGCAGCAGCTACGAAAGATGCATCAGCATCTGCTTCATTTTGGTCAACGTCTGCTTGGATAGCATTACGTCCAGCCAATGCAGCTGCTTCATTAGCATCTACATCAGATTGAATAGCCATACGACCTTGCTCTGCAAAATCGATAGAATCTACCAAGTGTTTTTCTTGAATCAATTTCCCACCACCAGCTTGTGGCATGTTTGCTGTTCCAAGAAGAACTCCAGCGTCGATTTCTGTAAGATTCTTAATAGCGCCTGTAGGAAGTGTAAGTCTTCCAGCTGGCATTGAGCTCATATCAAGTTCTGATACCTGCTCGTCATAAATAATTTTTCCAATATTTAATTTTCCCATTATTATTTCCTCCAAATAATGTTTATATAACCGCAAGTGCGACGCACTTTCGGCTACACATAACTACTATGTCAATTGACCAAAGGAAAATTTAATTTTGCTAGTTTGGACTCTAGCTTTTGAATGGTCCAAAAAAAATAAAAAAACTCTATTGTTCCGGTGAAACCGAGGATGTAGAGTCTTACATAATGTAGAACTTTGACTGGCCATCGGTGTAAATGTTGATAGATGTACCAGGAGATGCTAGCGTGATGCTCTGTCTGTTTTCGACTAGTTGATTAGCTGCTGCTTGGACAGTAATTGTAAACACATCAGCATTTTCCAACTCGTCCTTCAAAACCATGATTTGTCCATTAAACAGTGCTGATGCATCAGGTAGAGTAACTGTTAGGTTTTGAGTTGCTTGGATTCCCACAAAGTAGTCATCGATTGCAACAGAGTAGTCGCTTGTTACTACGACCCTGCTTCTTACTTCTATGCCGGACTGCACCGCCGGGGCCAGGACAACATTCCCATTGGAGTCAAGAGATAGGAAGTTGTTTGAAGATCCTTGTTGGATATTTGTCAAGTTTAATTGCGGGATTATTACCTTTCCGGAAGAGGGCAGTAAGGATAGATCTCCGGTTGATTGAACATGGAGGTCTGCATATGTATGACTTGAGAGACCAAAAACTGCATCGGTGTTTGTCAATCTCATTTGCGGGTTTGCGTCTTTGATCTCGACCTTTCGCGTCGTGCTGTTGGTGCCTATAGAAAGATTACCAGTAATGTTTGCTGCATTTGCAACATTAAGTGAAGTTAGCGTGCCTAAACTTGTTACGTTCGGCTGTGCTGCGGTGGTAAGCGTACCTCCAAGATTTGTAGAATTCACTGTTGTTGCGTTAAGAGTTGTGGTTTGAATATCATCACTATTAATCGTTGAGTTACCATTCGTAATCACACTTGATGTAATGTTTGTAAAATAACCCGTTGCGGATGAGACAGAAACGGACGATGACACTTGACCAATGTTGTCCAAAACTATGTCGCCATTAGATCCCACCACAAGCTCTCCAAGAACGTTTGTGTTATTAGCTATGTCCAAGGTCGATGTGTTTGTTGAAAGAGTTGTGGAGCCATTCTCGACACTTATAGATAGCTTTTCGGTTGTGGTTCCAACTTTAAATTGATTTGATGTTGCTTCGATTTCAAACTTTGCTCCATCAGAATAGTCTCCGACTCCAATGAGTCCATTGTTGATGAACAACTCATTGTCAATTGCAAGACCATTTGGTACAGACATCGTGTCTGCATTGACAACAATCGTGTCCGTTGCTTCATCTCCAAGAGTTAAGGTATCAGCTGAGACGCTAAAGTCTGTTGTTCGGGCTATGAAGGATCCTGTCACCACAAGGTCACCAGAAACATTAAGATCGCCTGTGACGTTTGTGTGTCCATTGGATGGGCTTATGGTGAAGTCACCATCTGTGTTTGTGTGCAGGTCTGTGTATTCGAGATCTTGGACACCGAACACTCCTCGCTGACTTGTCAATCGTAATTGAGTTGACGTTGATAGAATCTCGGATGTTGCTTGAGGGTCGGAGACATTTACTCCAACTTTGTTCTCGCCACTTTTAACATAGAGAGTTCCGTTGATTGTTGCATCGTTTGCAACGTTTAAATTTGTAAGGGTTCCAACCTCTGTGATGTTTATTTGAGATGGAGAGGTCAATAATCCTTCGAGAGTTATTGATTGAACATGAGATGCATTCGCAATCGACCCTGTTTCGATCGTAAGGGTTCCATCGGTGAATTGCTCAACTTGAATGTCGTTAACATCAACTGAATCGAATAGTCCAATAGAGCCGCTGAATTGAGATGCGTCTATCTCCAAGGCTTGAATGTCTCCAACGACATCGAGGATTGCACCATCAAACGTGAGATTCTCTTCTGCATTGACTGTGTCTCCACTAACTGATGTTACAAGTCTGTTGTCGCCATGGTTTGTATAGTAGTTGATCGGAACGCCATCAAGGTCTCCGCCCCAACCATAGTAGTTGTGTGCTGTGACGTTGCCTGATGCGTTTAAAGATCCCGTGAACTGATGGAGGTCATCTGGAGTGTCTCCAAAGACTGATGATCCCGATACTTCAAAGTGGAAAACCGTTTGTGTTTGGTTTTGAATCTCGAAGTTATGAGCAACTATATTCCCAGATACCAAGAGAGCATTTAAATCATCAGACCAAATCAAATTTGGATCATGATCTAGTCCAGTCGCAACACCAGCTAACTGGATTGAGCCTTTAGGTCCTGATGCTTGAGACCCGACGACATATGCCCATCCAAATTCCTTCGCCATTACTCATCGATTCCCGGTCCGGTTAATTCATACATTCGAGATGCTGGGATTCCTGTAAGAGATGCAAATAATGAAAAATCATCAGCATGGGTCGAATGCCAAACGAGTCCCTTGGTTTTGAATGGAAGATGAATTTCTTGATGATCGGTCAATGTTACCTTGTGGCTAGCAAATGCATTTTCCATAAGCCTTCCATTAACAAAAGTTAGTGGAGTGGGAGTCCCACCTGTAAGGGAAAGATTGTTTCCCGAAACCCTATCATAAATGAGAGTTGCTGTATCTGGGGTAGAATAGAAATTCTTATAGTTATTATCTTCAAAATCCCAACGAGAGACTAGATCTGATGCTCTAGAGTGGCTAGTAGTCTTAAGAGTCTTTCCTGCATTGTAAAGCTCGGAAACTTCAGCATCACTTAGGGCTGTTGAGAACAAGGCTAATTCGTCGTAAGTTCCATCATAGCCAGCGACGCCTCCTCCACCTATCGAGATAGAATTTAATCCAGTACCTGCATCTCCAGCATTGGCTTTATACATTTCACCATTTACATAAATTTTATTCGATGTCCCATTTATCACGATAGTTAAGTTAATCCAGTCATAGTTTAAAAAACTTAAATGAGGCGGTGTGGTATTTGTTCCCTCGACTCTAAATCTAATGTTGCTACTCCCATCAGAGACAATTCTTATTGTATTTCCTCCGCCTATTTCTAGAAATAGTAAGTTTGCCGTGAGACCTGCTACCTTGACCCAAACAGATGCGGTAAGTTGATCTGTTTGGGGGAAAGTTGAGGTCAAATATTCAGCAGTTCCTGTGAAATCAATCGCTCGTTTCGGCTCGCAAAATGCTAGATGAACCTCATGACTGGAACTGTTCTTTTCAAAATGAGCCCACAAACTTTTTGTTACCTTTGGAAAAGATACATATTGAATTTCCCCAGCAGTGGTTGAAAAGTGTTTGCACCATGGTCGACCAGAGACCTGATAGGAGCCTACGTTTTGTAGACCTACGCTATAAAAAGAACTCATTACTCAGTCACTCCTTCTAACCCATCAAGGCTGAACATTCGAGAAGCAGGGATGTTTGTAAGCTCAGCATAGATCTCAATATCCGTCCCGCTAGTTCCGGCATGTGTTCCACAAGAAATAAAGACTTCTCTGCACTTAACATCCAACTCTATTGAGTGACCAGCATCAAGCTCTAGATAGTTATCTGGTTCTGCACCACCGACGTATCCGAACAGTCCAGTGTTCCATGGAGCGAAATGAATCCTCATTGGATGAAGAAACTTTGAACAGAAGATTATCTTTTTTGTTACGCTTGGAAACTCAAACCTTAGCGAGTCGTCTGGTGTGGTTGGCAAAGCAGATCCGCTAATAAACGGTACTCCACTTACCTGATATGCACCAACGTGATTTAGCCCTACGCTGTAAAAACTTGAACTCATAATTTTTCCCTCTCTTTAAGACTAAATAGTTATTGCTTCTTCTTCTTGAGATTTGCTCTCCACTTTTTGCGAGCAAGTCTTTTCTTTTCCGATGGAGATGTGAAGTATTTTCTATCTCTCATCTCTTGAATGATGCCAAGTTTTTTACATTTCTTTGTAAAGCGCTTGATAAATTTTTCCATGTCCTCGTTTTTACGAGGCTTCATTGTATAATTGGTAGCCATTATTTTCCCTTTGCTAGTTTAGACCATAAGTTCGAAGACGAACCAAAAGCGGACAAGTCAACACCGGGATCATTGGGAGCTACTCCATCGAGAGCTTTCGCTCCTTGAGGTGAGCCCGATGATCTTCCGCTGTCCCTACTGGACATTGGAGTTGTTCCTTCGAACAAGTCAACGCCGTTATAGGAGTCTTTGCCAATCGAATCAAGCACTCTACGTCGCTGCTCTTTCAATTTTCTTTGCTTTGCTTCGTGATCAATTTGTGGTTTTTGATAAGTTGGTTGTGTTTGGGTTTCGACAATGCGTTGCGTGCCGGTTCCCTTCATAACCTCTGAAATGATTCCAGAGAGAACACCTTCTTCAAAAATTACCTCTTTGATGCACTCTTTGATAAGAGGCTTCAAGGTTTTTCGTAATTGTTCTTTGTTCATTTAGTCTCCAAGAATCTTCTTAAATAGATCGTCAATATTATTTTCTTTTTGTTCTCGCAACTTTGTGGAGAATCTTGATGGCTTTTTAGAGCCTCCACCAGGATATACATAGGCTTCTGGGGTTGATGGTTCCGATACAATGTCGAAACAAATTAGTTGGAAGTCTTCTTCAACAACTGTTGTCCCCATTGATTCTTTGACGGATCCAAGTCCTCGAGATGAAATCCCAAGTTTCACACCAGCATTGATGAGATCCTTTAGGATTCTACCACTAGGAGTGTCTAGGACCTTGATCTTGCCCATTACGTCCTTACCTTCCCACCAACAGTCGGTGACCATGTGAGAAACGTTTTTAAGGTTAATTACAGAGTCGTCAGGATGATCTAATTCACCACACGCTCTATTATCTTTAACGATAGCCATGTAGTTATCCATCTCTCTCTTGAGAACTTTGTGTGGATACTTGCGACCGTTACCATTCTTTTTGTCCGCCGTTTGAATGCGACCAGTCAAATAGACTGCTCCATCTTGTACGACTTCTTTCTTTTCTCTCTCAGTTAAGAGATCGAGACATCTTCCATCCGGACAAAGGGCATGGAACTCTCTTAGTAATTGTTTAGACATTCTTTTCTCCATTAATAAAAAAGGTGGGCAGAGCTAAGCTCCACCCTTAGCGGGCGCTACCCGCCTGCGCTACGAGCCCGAGCAGCAGCGACGAACTGGTTGTAACATCCAGCGCGTACTAATCATCGACATAATCACCTCCTGATCTCGACGATAGCCTTAGTCCAAAATCATCGACTAAGACCGAAATTAAATAAGATGTTCCGGCTGAAATACAACCAAGAACAAAAGCGTTCCCGAAAGAACGTTCGAAACTAAATAGTTCAGTAAACGGTGAAAGAAGCATTAAAACCCAACCTACGTGAAAACCAATGCACAAAGGACAGTTCCACAAGGTGTTCCACTTCTTTGTGTAGTCTTTCTTGGGTCGGATGTCTTCGAAGATTTTACCATGCACAATCATGAAAGTCATGCCGTATGCTGCTAAAATAAAATGTAATGTATCCAAGCGAACCTCTTGTTGTTAGTCGTCATATTCGATTGTAAAGCTCTTGAAAGCAGCTTGGTCTAAAAACTTATTGAACTCTCTCTCGCTCATAAAACCAGAGTCAATTACTTCATCAAGGAATTCCATATGGTTCCCTTCGTACATCGCCATTGGCTTTTCGTAGATTTGTGGGTTCTTGTGGTCGAAACTAAAGTCGGTAGCATTGTCTTCATCATCTACCAGCACATCACAGTCATCGTCCGGATCTGGTGTTTCACTATCATAGTCAAAAGTATTGTTACCAGCAGGAGTCGTTACCTTATCAAACGTTTGAGTATTCTTCTCGAATGAATCCCACTTGATAACGGCGTCTTCTTTTGATCCCGAGTCTTTGTCTGATGTAAGACCAGCGTTATCATTCTTTGCTACATAAAATGCAAACCCATAAAGGAGAGCTCCGTAGCCAACGTTTCTGTACTTCTCCGCTGAGTGGATTGCTTCTACGTGCCAAGATGGATTCTTACCATCTCCCGTCAGACATGGTCCACTACTTTTAAGACTTGATATGTTTATTTGGCCAATTATTTCTAATCCTGCAATCTTCTCGGATGTTTCTATTCCAGTTCCTGGAGTATAGAGTGTGAACTCTGCATCGCTTTTGGGACTAATCTCTGCTCTCAAGCAGACAACTTCATCACCTAGGCGGATGCCTCTCTTCTTTTCTTCTTTGAGAAAGCGTCTCCAATTTTCCATTATAAGTTTTTGTTGCATCAATATGTGTACCTTCCATAGAGATAGGGTGCGAATAGGTTCCGTTGCCGGATGGATCCTTTCTGGTCTTCATGAGGGACTTCTCCAAGCTCTGTTGAATATTCCCCATCAGGATCGACCATGTGGTCTTTCACGTCTTCATCGTGACCCTTGAGTCTTTTGATGTATGGCTCTTCGTCTTTCATCCATTCGTGAATTGCCAATAAGGTTATCTTGTTAACATCATGTTCTTTTGCATCCATCAGCTTTCCTTCCATTGAGCCATAGATGTTTCCACCTTGAATGGAGTCAAACTCTAGAACTCCTTTCTTACGAAGGAACTCAAACAAGCGAGACTCAGCCCCGTAAACAAAGTCCGAATTCATTTCCTTTGCGAATGCCGTAACTTTGCGTCCACTCTGATTTAGAACAATGTCTATATCTCTGTGTGCAAAGATCATAAGATCGCCATTGACAGCGGATTTTGCTTGAAGTTCAAACTCTATACGCTCTTTGTCTATAATCTCGATCTTAATTGTCGGCTCTGAGGGTTCATCCGGTTGATCAATTTGTTTGATTTTAATCTTAACCGAACCATTTGCCTCTTCTTCTACGGCGACATCGTCGTTTGCTATCTTAACTTTAACTGACATTTCTTTTTACCTCCGCTAAAAGATCTTGAATGTAGAAAACCTCTTCCACTACGGCCTCATTTAAAGGATGTTTTGCATAACTGTCCAGCTTTGCCTTAACTTTTTTAAAATTTTCCACAAGCGAAGGGGATTGGCTTTCTATGATCTCGGTGCTAACGGACTCTTTAAGACGTGCAATTTCCGAATTTAGATAAGACTTAAGCCCTAATCCATTATCGGAAAATGATGTGATAAAATTTGTTAATAACTCTTTTTGCTCTGTCAAAAGCGAGTGTTCATAAGTGTTGTTAAATCTCTTTACAAACATGTTGAACTCAAGATTATCTAGATGCTTCATTTCTGTAAGAACTTTTTCTGATCGACTGAGATGTCTTACGCAGTTGTCTTCTAGCATGATTCTCTTTTTTGCAGATAGGTTGTCTTGCTGAAGAAACATTCCAACGGTTGCCAAGTCTTTATAATTTGGAACAAAGATTCCAAAAGAATCAGAACCTAAGGACTTATTGATGCGATTGATCAATGCCGTTTGCTTATTGAAGACATCTTTACGATTGATCATATCGAAATCCTTCTTTGTTTCAGACAAGAGTCTTCGAGAGTAATCTATAGCTAACTCTTTTGATTCGAGCAGGGATCGATAGACCTCAAGCTCTTGTGCCAATATGGTTCCTTTTGCAAAGAACTCTTTTAGGATTGCTTTTACGACTTGCTGATGTTGAACGTTTTTTCGAATGACAGATTTTGTCAAAGAGCGAACGAGGCATTCGTAAAGAAAAGCGGTATTTCTTTTCTTATTATGTTTCATCTTTGTTTCCTTTCTTGCTTAATGATTCTAGTAATGTTTTAATTTGAAGTTCAGATTTAAATAGTCGAGTCTCTTCTAAATCAACAGCTTCTGTAACACCTCTTGCAAGAGAGTCTAGACCGCCAAAGCCAACTTTTCCGGGAAAGGTTTTCCGTGATGTGCCTATTTCTCCTAGGGCCGTGTTATTCATCTGCTTTTTCATGCCGCCTTTTCTATAGGATAGCTTGTGTCTTTTGTACGGACCTCGAGGTTTTGCATCATCATCGCGTTTCCCCGGTGGTTCTGCCATGAGATCTGGTTCCTCACCTGAGTCAGATGCTGGTGCTTCATCGCTTAAGCCATCGTCTCCACCAAGATCTAAATCTCCTCCAGAGTCATCACCTAGATCGAGGTCTCCACCGCCACCGCCAGAGTCACCTCCACCAGAGTCGCCTTCAGCAGCGGCCTCTAGGGCTGTCATGAATTTCTTATCAGAGAACATTTCTCTTTGCATTCGTAGATATTCTTCTTGAGAAAGGCCGAGCAGGTTTTCAGAAACCCATCGACGAGAGAAGTAGCCTTCTGTCGCTGCTCCTGCGATGTCGAACTTGGTTTTCCAATGTTCTAATTCTTGCATCTCTGCAATCTTTGATGGATTGTTGAGAGATAATTTAAAACCTAACAAGTCGTCATCACGATAGCCAAGTGTGTAAAGATGAATGATTCCAACTTTTTCAAGTTCAGAAATTAAAACTCTTTGAAGTCGTTGAATTGTTCTTGCGAATCGGATATCCTTTTGTGCGAGGGTTGTCTTGTCTTCGGTTCCACCTTCTCCCATGGAGAGATATGATTGAGGAACTTTTAATGCCGAGAACAATTTGTCTCGGAGATACTTCACGTCTTCGATCTGTGCTGTGAATTGCCCTCCAGGAAGGTTGACAATGTCCGTAGAAGACTGCCCACCTCTAATGGGGATAAAGTAGTCCTCTTCAATCGAAAGAGGGTTGTAACGCAAATCTACGCGTCCTGTTGCTGGATCGACGACTTGGTGTCGTTTCATTTGCGTCATCACTTTCTGCATGTATTGCTCGACATCTTGTGGAGCAATTCCGCCAACGTCAATCTTGAACACACGTCGCTCAGGAGAGCGCACAATGCGATAGGCCATCATCGCATCCTCTAGGAGAGTAAGTTGTCTCCAGATGCGTCTAGAGGGCTCTAAAACGGAAGTTCCGTAAGGAGCATGTTTGTCATTTCCAAGAACACGGAAGTGAGCAACTTGCCAGTTTTCAAGAGTCAGTGATGCATTGTTCCACTGGAACTGAACGTAATTTGGATTTGTTGGATCTTCACCTTCAAGTCTTTCAACTTCTTGCGGTGGAAGCCCAATGCAATTTTGAATTCCTTTTTCTTCGTCAATGTCAAGATAGACAAAGAGATCTCCATACTTACACATCGTTCTTGCCCAACCAAAAAGGTTATGATCAATGTTCATAATGTTGAAGTAGAGAGAGTGTAGGATGTATTTGATTTCATCATTCGTGCACTTAACATGAAGCATTGGTGTCAATGCAGAGTGAGTTGTCATCTCATCAGCATAAATGTCTAAAGAAGATGCGATCTCTGGAGTGAATTCCATTTGATCAAAGTCGATGTAGCGCTCTGCTCGGTTTCTGTTTGAGATCATGTTGAGCGTCATGATGTTCATTGGGTTGTATTCAGTCTTTTTAAACTGTTGCCCTGATGCTGACTTGAAACGCTTTGCGTAAATGTCCAAGTGTCGGCGTCTAAGTTGTCTACCTGATTGTGTCCGTCGTAAGGTCAAGGGACCCGAGAAGATTCTTGTTAGTGATTTGAACAATTGATTTTGATTATTGTTCGGGTTTCTTTCGTTGCGAGCCATTTTTTATCCTTTGTATATCCACAAAAAGTTTTTTGTTTTTTCAATTTCCTCCTGATGTTTTTCGTTGAATGTTTCTTTGTAGAAATTTTGACCTTTTATTTGCGTGTTCATGGTTGTGGTGCTTTTGAAAACACCTCCAAGCATCGCTTTCTTATATGCCATATCTCGTTCATTTTCTGCAAGAGCAGTGTCCCTAACCCAGCATGCTATTGCTAAAGACATTACGAGATCATCATTGTAAGAACGCATTGCTTGAGGTTTACCATTGTACCAAATAAAAGTCTTCAATTCATGAAAAACTCTAGCGGAGTGCATAGTAATTAGTTTGTTTCTGACGTACTCTTCCATTTTGGCCACGATTAAAGGTCTTGTTTTTGTAGATGTTGTAAATCCCATTACTGCTCGTTCATCATTCTCGCCCAAATAGGCTTCAACATATTCGTGAGTTGACTTAATTGAGTAGTAAAGTTTCTTGTATTGTAAATCCTTCAATTTCTCTAGGACAGCAATTCCAACTCCGACGTTCTCAACAACAAGAAGACATGTTCCGTATTCAACTCCTGCATCATAGAGGATTTTTGAATACATATCTAGATCAGGCTTTCCTTGATACTCGGCCACCACAGTCATCGTGTCCACTCTTAAGATATGAAAGCAACTAAAATCAGCGCCGTCACCACGAGCGACATCTGCCGATAGAAGATAGGGAACGCCTTCTTCATACTTTTCCCAAATCCAAAAGTTTCGATCATAGCCAACTCTATATTGAGGATCGCAGACATCCAAATGGATTCTTTGTAAGTCTTCTGGGTTGACTACTGTTTCACCAGATGCATTGAATGAACACTCAAGCTCCTGCGCGATTTGTCTCTTGGACATGTTTTTTGTCTCTTTATCAAACCACCCTTGGTCTCGATCAGGATGGACATCCCAATTCAACTTTGTTGGAAAGAAATCGTTGTTTCCAGTCTCAGACTCGGCATAAGTTTTATGAAACCAGTTTCCAACGCCGTTAGGGGTGCTTAAAGCGATGCAGCGTCCACCTGTGGACAAAGTAGGGTAAAGACCCGTCCAAAGCTCTTCAAGGCCGTCAACGAACGCTGCCTCGTCTATGATGAGAAGCGACAAAGCTTCTGATCGACCAGCATCACCTGATGTGGTTCCGGCTTTAACTTGAGAGCCGTTTGTCAATTCGAATGATTGTTTGTTATCTGTTGCGATTTTCGCAATCATCATCCACGACGGAAGGTTCTTGAAGATCATCTTGACCTTCTTTACGAGATTCACAGCTGTGGATAGTTTCGTTGCGATTACGAGAACGTTCTTTTCTCGATGAAACAGCATGAACCAAGCAACATAGGCAGCCGAGATGGTTGATATCCCGAGCTGTCTTGCTTTTAAGATTACGTTGAATCGATAATCGTTAAAGCTCTTGAGCATTTCCCTTTGATAGTCATAAGTCTTAAAAGGAATTTGGCCGTGCATTGGGTGGGAGATCTTACAATAATTATCGATGAAGTATTGAGGGTCTTTTCCGCATTTTACAAGTTCTTTAACGATTTCATTTTTGGTGAGTTTCATCTAATCTCTTATAGGTCTACTTTTTTGTATCCTTTTGCTTCCAATTCTTTTTGAGCTTCCGTGGCGCGTTGCTTGTTACGATGATTTGCAGCAAACAAAAGAGTTCCATCTGGTCCCTTGACGAAGAGAAATCCATCTCCACGATCAGGCATCATGACATATTGCTTATCTCTAAGCTGCTTATCCAGTTTATACATGAACTGATCATCTGGGGCGCTAGTAAAGTTAACTTTAGATAGTGTAGTCTTGATTCCTTCAATCCGATCCAGACTGGAGTCTCCACCAACGAGCTCTCTGTTATATTCCATAACAGCTTCCATCTCTTCTTTGATGATGCGCTTTAGTGTTTCTTTTGTGAGTTTCATTTCTGATTATCCTTTGGGCTAATTTTTTCGTTTTGAGGGCGCTTTGCTTTCGCTGCTTCCAAAAATTTCTTTGTGATGTCTCGAGTAGTATCTGCTGATGGTTCTAGAATTTGATCCATCTTTAAGCCACCAATCTTGTAGTGCTGATAGGCTTGGACAAATGTGCGAACGTTCGATGTTGTTTGAACGATCACTTGAGGCTCGCCTTTAGCTGTTAATGAAACAGATTTACCAGTGATGGTTTTGTATTCCTTTTGCAAAAACTTCTTGACTTCATTAATGGTTCTCATGATGTCATTTTCAAAACCATTCTCTTTCAAGTCCTTCATTCTGACGTCAGACTGATAATTGATAATCATTGAGTCTCCGTAAAACTTAACCTTGAAGCCGTCAATGCAGCGCTTGTCAAGAAG